ATGAATGAAATGACTCCTAAAATAGAAGGTTCTACAGAGAATTGGGAAAATGAGCTTCTTGGTAATGACGAGCAATTTGCAGCGATTGCAGAGGACGTAACCTCTGAGTCGGTTGATGATATGCTTGCCTTGCAAATGATATCTATCAGATTACAAAAATCGATGATTCAAGATTTAAAGGACATCGCAAAAGCCAATAAGCTTGGAGGTTATCAACCTCTAATAAGACGAATATTGGAAAGATTTGTTGAAGCCGAAATGAAATCGATTGCCAGAGAAGCAATGGCAAATGACCATGGAATTGAAGTTTCATATGAGAAAGAACGTGCGATTGCATGATAAAAATCCCAAGTAAAAAAAGCCCTTAATTAAGGGCTTTTTATTTATCTAACTTTACTTCCGCTATATCTACTGAAACTTATAACTCATTAATCTTACTTCTAATTGATATTTAGTTTTCTATAAACAACTTCAAATTTTCTGCGTTGTTCACTTCTGTATTCAACGCATTCAACCATGTGTTCGTCGCTGGTGTAGGTTTCACAGTCTGGGCGAGGCTTATAAATTTTTAGCCAGGCTTCCTGTTTGAGTTTGTCATCTTCTGCTTTTTTGATAGCCCGTTGCTTTCTGTTTTGTTCAGCAATGATTTGTTGCTTACGCTGCTCAATTTTTTCTTGTTTTGATAGTTGAACATTACGAAGCTGGATAGCCTGTTTGGCTTTGACTTCCATCAATGCTTCTTGAATTTGCATCTTAGCTTCATGTTCAAAGTATGCCGTAAATGCTAAAAAACCCAATCCCATGACCGCATACGCCAAGAGGATACCTAGCGCGATTTGTATAATTAATTTCATCGTTAATACTGCTGTTTAAACATACACCATTGGTTTAACTCTTCATCAAACCACATACTTAACCCTTCGACTTCTGCTTGTGTCATTGCATCAACATCGATTTTCAAATCAAAATCTGTGAGATCATCAACACATTCAGTTTGTAAGCTGTAAAACACTACAGTAATAACATAGGACATTGGAATAGCTAAAATAAAACAAATTAATAGTCGTTTTGGCCCAACGTTGAATTTTTTCAAGTAATTAGTTAACCCATTCATTCATGATGTCCTTATTCATTTGGGCTGTTGGGCTGTTGGGCTGTCAACGCTGACCAAAAAAATTTGATGGGCGGTGGCAACGTATCGACTTAGATACTACGCCTTCAAGGGTAAACATTTCGTTGCTAGTGATCGCTACAGGTTCGTTATCTTTGTTTGCTGAAAGTAACAACCTATTATTTAAGTCTAGTATCTTACAAACGAATTCACCATTGAAGCAAGCCACGATCACGTCAAGGTTTTTAACCGTTAAATGCCTATCAACAACCAATATGTCACCATCGAAAATACCGACGCCTTGCATAGAGTCGCCTTTAGCTTGAACAATGAAGGTGGCACTTGGATGTTCAATCAATATTTCATCAAGGTTCAACGATTGTTGTAAGTACTCAGCTGCAGGGCTTTCAAAACCTGTGATACCTGCACTGGCATAGATTGGGATAAATTTCATGCTGACAACCACTGTTTAAACATACAGTTATTTTAATCGTCATATCGATAAAAGCAATCTTTAATGCGCAGACTAATTGTAGACTGATTTTAGGTTTTAAGAATAGAATGGGGAGTGCTTAGGTAGCCTATTGATGAATAAGGAAGTTTGATGAGTAATGGAAATAAAAATGATGATTGGCTAAAAGGGATGAAGTCGTTGCTGATTATAACATCTATTATTTCTCTTGGTTTAATCGGCTTTTATGCCTTTTACACAAGAGGCATAATCTCAAGTAAACAAAGTGATTGGGCAGCTTTTGGGTCGTTCTTATCTGGAGTATTTTCTTTCTTTGGGGCTATTGGCACAGTCGGAGTTATGATATTAGCAATCAAACAATTTAAGGTTCAACAAGCCCAAATAGATGACCAGAATAAAAGGCAAGATGATTTCGAGTCAAGACAACAGAAAAAATGGGATAAAGAAAATGAAATGCTTAACTTTCAAAAGTTTTTACTACATAAAACTGAGTTTAAAAAACTAATTAAAGACATTGAGTCATCTGATGATTTCCCATTTGAAATAAAAAACATAGACAAATTGTATGCTTTAATGTTTGCTAAGAATTCATTTGAAGAAACGAGTTATGCATATCAGCCTCAAGATGAACTAGATTTTTTTGATATGTGTAAACACCGTTTAGATGAAGCAATTAGATTTAACTACCGGCCTATGGATAATACTCCACAAGCAGCATTTAGAGAAATAAAAAAGTTTAGAGACTATCTGTTTTGTGAGGGAAAAAATAGGCAGTGTGTAGGTGATATTTTGATAGACAATCGTAGCTCAGGAATCAATGTATTTGAACAAGATAAAACCTTTAAACAACTACTTTCTCTAATTCAGAGGCTTCAAGACTTTTGTGGCAATACTTTGCCTATTCAACCTACTTACCCTGGCCATAAGACTTCAAATAATCTTGAAAACTATGCTCTATCTTCACAGTGCGAATTCAGTTCTGCATTTAAACCATTCCAAGGATTAAAAGAGCTAATAGAATTGCAACGTGAAGCAAAAAATCACTTCACTGATGGGTTTAATATCAATGTGTCTCAACTAGAAAACAAAGATTATATAGAAAAAATTATTGAAGATTTTCAACATGGGATAACTGTTTTTAATTCTGATGAAGGAAATCCTAATGAACTAGAGTGGAAACTTAAGGCCTTCAAAGCTAAAGTTTCTAACGCCTATAAAATTCCAGTAACGTGGCATACCTAAACCTCTATCTCTACAAACGCCAAATCAGGTGCAGTCCCTAGCACTCTGCCGTCTTGAACGTAGATGTGATCGCCAATACTACCAGAACCGATGACTCGTTGAGTATGGTTGCTGGCAGTGCTGGCGGTGACGGTGCCATCGGTGTTTACCGCGTTAATAGTCATGATGGTACGCGGGGCGCTTAAGCTTTGTTGTAACTGCTTTAACATTACGACTCCTTATGCTGGTTTTGATACAACAGCTTATGCAACGTGGCGAACGACGGTGATGGTTTGCTCTACATCGATGTCGCCAGTGTCGCTAACCGATGCACTGATCGTCACCGAATCGCAAGTACCTTTGAACACATCTACACCTTCACGAATACCAATCAACATACCAGGTGTTGCAGGTGGCAAGTCAGCCATGATGGGTAAACTCATATTGATATTAAGCTTGTTGCCCGTGTCGGCCAGTGCGTTGGTACCGGCTGTTCGGGCTGCTTGGTTATCAACAATCAATTGGGCGCTGATGTCATCGGCGGCAATATTGCCTGCGGTACCAGCACGTTTTACTTTTGCACTAATGCCCTGCTGCTCACCCCGAAGCCAAACCACATTGCACTCGGTACCGATTTCTTTTGACTCACTGTAACTGGTGATCACAGCATCGTGCACTGTTAAGTCTGGTGTTACACCATCCATTAACCACGGCACTGTTGGCCAACGTGGGACCACGGTTAATGCTTTAGTTTCATCATTAGATAACAGCATACAACCCAATTGGGCAACGGCTTCTTGCACTGCATCGATGGGTGATTTATTGCCAACACTGAACGCACCTGCAGGTACGTTAAAATCAACGATGCCATTAAGCGCAATTGTCCAACCTGTGAATTGCAGCATGTCAGTGAGTAACCCGGCAAAACTGCGTGATGTTGCATTGGTATAACTGATCGGCAATACATACGGCGTGGCCAGTTCGGCGCTGCGGCTGCGGCCGGTTCCTCGGTATGTTTCATTGCCAAACACTTTACTTACACTGGTTTGTTCAACCAAGATAAAGAACTCATAGCCGTTAATGCCGACTTTAAGAAGTTGGTTTTCAGCACGGCTGGCATCGATGCGGCTTGAAAAATCGATACTCACCGAACTGGCCCACTGGCCACGGCTGCGGCTGATACTGATATTACTGATCACAATCGGTACGTCATCAGATACACGCACACACGTAATGGTTGGCTGCATTAAATAATACCTGCGCAGTTGAGGTTCAATGGGGGTTTCAAAATCAAGGCTGGGTAAACTTGGGTTGGCGTCAACTAAACCACCACCGTCGTCAAAGTAGCAATAGTTTGCTGACGCGGTAAAACGCAGCTGTAATGGGTTGGTTGAATTGGCCCAAGGTTCGCTAAATCGAATAATCACTTTGCCAGTAGGTGGTCGATATCGGGTTGAACAAATCCAACTGGCGGTATGTGGTCCCCAAGCAACGCTTGGTTGTATTAGTCTGACATTGCCATAGCGGTAAGCCGTGGTGATATCGTTAACTAATGCTGCACCATCACACCAATTGATATTGGCTTGGAACGTATTCAGCCTTGGTGCTACTTGCCAATCGACAGACATAACCGCGTTGTGTTGATTAGGTACCAACCACAACAATGTGTTGTATTGCTCAACACTAGGCGCAACAAACCATTGCCAGTTTATGGTTAACTCAGTTAACGCATTGCCAGCATAATGCACTACTGTTATGCGTTGAGTTAGTGGTTTATTTTGCCACTTGAATATTACATAGTTGTCTGTTGCTGGATTTGATAACACACCCAACTGAACTTGATTACCAAGTTGCTTGCTGGCATTCATAAGTTGATAGTCATTGACCACAATTAAGAGAGGTTGCCAGGTGATACCCAAATCAATACCCAAAGACGGCGGCCGAATCGGTGGCTCTGGTGCCACCTCAGCTTCGAACCGAATCGTTATTGGTGATGTACGATTGACTATAGGTTTATCAAAACGGATTATTACACCAATAAAAACAGGCTTATTAAATGTAATAATAGTTGGGGATACTGAATTATCCCAAGGCGTAGAAAACCTTAACTCCAACATTATATCGATCTTAAATTAATTGATTCGCAAGAAATCCCATCCATAATGGCAGCATTAAATTCATTATCATTATCAAAAATAACCACGGCTACTGTATCTGTAGTTGAGTAAGATGCAGGTAACATGATGGATAGAGTATTACTGTAGATTAAATCACTTTTGAAAATAACATTAAGTGAGGTTTTATCTATAACTGCCATAAATTCAGCATCTTGGTCACAATTAACATCTAATTTTGAGCGATATAAAGGTGTTATTTTATCAAGAAGATCAACGTATATATTTGATTTGGTAAAATCGAAACTCATATTACCATTCCTCTAAATTAATAAAACTATTACACCCACCACCGCCACAACGTAGCATCATGTGCTGCTGACCATTTATAGTCACCTCTGGGTATGGATAATCATCATTGCCATTTCTACCGAAATAACGATTGATAATACCCGGAACAATACCCCGCATAACTGGTGATATTTCTGATAATTTCCAAGGGGAGCCAACCCTATCAGAACCTGCCGAATGTACTGATTTAGCAAACAATCTGATAATTAGCGGTGAATAAACATCCATAGTTGGAGACGTTGTCGCTTCCTCTGTTACTGATGATATGGATATTGAATTATCTATCATTATCGTGTAACTATTAGGGTTATTTATGTTGTCAGCATCATAAATTTGTAAGCAATCTACCTGTGATTGTGAGTAAGTTAAATTACCAAAATAATTAGGCCATGCTTGTGATGTTTTTCCTGTTGTTGTACTCGATAAAGCGGTTAGTCTATCGGAAAATAATATGAACCGACCAGCATCTGATGATACTAATGGAGTATAATCACCTGCAAAAAAACCGCTCTCATTAAATTGAACCCAACCACCCATTTTACTGGTAGCTTTACCAACAAGAAGTATGAAAGCGTGCTCTGTTCCAATTAATGTCCAAACTGTAGTTGATGGTGGTGGTGTCATAGTATTCATGTAACCAAGACCATCTAATGAGTCTAAGCTGATAAATGACTTAGCACTTTGTAACCATAAAGAATTATTGTTTGCATCTGTGCCATTGTAAGACTTCACGATAAAGCAGTTACCTGATGCACCTTTACTAACATCATTCTTAAACGCAATACGATTTAATGAGTCATCTCGATCAAGTAATAACCAACCTAAGCTAGCTTTACTACCATAACCATCGACTAGACATTTTTGTAATACATTCAATATTTCGCTTGGTTTTCCTGATGCAACTTGTGGAGAACCTACGTCTGTAGATTTGTAAACTGTTACTGGTAATCCCATGATTTTTCCCTCACGCGAAAGCGGTACCGACATTGCTGCCAGCACTCATTCGAAAAATAGTTTTTAATTAAAAAGTCATTAAGCTTCGTTACCGCGAAACGCTAATACAGCGCGGTCGGTGTTGATTTGGCTGTGGCCCGCTTGCACTGTGCGAATTGGCATAACGGGTTTTGCGCTGGCAACTGTGGCAAAGCGAATCGCTTCGCCCGGGTTCCACCCTCCACCGAACGCACCGGAGCGAATCACAAAGTAAGGTTGATTGGTTAGCGAGTTAATCGGGGCAAAGTCGTTTACCGTGTCGCCTGTGGCAATTTGGCCAATACGCTTACCGACACAACGGAACCCTGTGGTAGAGATAAACACCAAGGCCCAATCTTCATTCACTGCTGCAGCGTTAGTGACTTCAATTGGGTAATCAACTGTGTTTAACGTACCTTGGGCTGCCTCACCGTCTAGGTCCCAATTGTTAGCCCAGCTGGTCATGTCGCGCACTTTGCCGACTCGCGCTTGTAAGTCACCGAGTATTTGCACACTGGCCACACTTGAACCTATTGGATATTCACGCGACAACGCCGCAGAAATAGTGACGGTATTGGTGTTCACTGCCGTGACTAACGCTAACTCGCTAATGGTGTCACTTAAAATAAACGGCGCAGTAAAGCCGCTAAAGTCACTGTTTAAGGTAACGGTACCGGCGGCATTATCAACTGTAAAATGGTCACTGGTTGCGGTCCACAAGCTGGCACCATTTGCATCGGTAATATCAACAAAGTTACTGCCCGTGCGAATAGTAATCACCGAACCATTGCTTGGGCTAACGACGTTTTGATAGTCAGTGTGCGACACGGCAATTGTGCCCCAAGCACGGTAAATATCGACTATGCCTGCATTGGGGATCCGCAGTGGGTTTAGGCCATAAATATCAGCAGGCGGTAGATTGCGCACTTGCTCTGTAATGTCATACCGTAAAGTGCTTAACTTAACGTCTTGAGTAAACGACAACTGCACCAGGTTATTAACAATACTGCCGCTAATGCCTGTGCCTGTTACCGTGCCGTTACTGTCGCAGCTGGCGCTGATTAACACATCGCCCACGGTAAACACTTGCACGTAAAAGGTATCTAACAATGCATCGCTTGCATTCAATACGAACGTAGCCACATTGGCAGATTCTGGCGCAATGACTAAGCCAACATACTCAAGATTAGATATACCATTCTCAAGCGTTATGCTGCCTGTTTGATAGTCCACAATGGCTGCACGTATTTCTTCTCGAACAACAAGCGACCCAACACTCGAAACAACTGTGATGTATAAAGCACCATCACGTTCAACAAATTGATACTTGCTGCTTTGATAATAAACAGTACCTGTTAACGTATTTGGTACCAATTCGCGATCGACAGGAAACTCATCAACATTGTCATAGTTTTGATAGGACACCCCAGAAATATATTGCAACGACACAGGAGTATTAAGATCAGGCTTGCGCGATAAGGTCACACTTACTGTGTCACTACTTACAACCACAATGGCATCGTCACTGCCATATTGAATGCCGCCCGATGTGTAACTGGTGATTGGGGTGTAATCTATTGCCGTGTTATCGCCTTGCAACACATCGACCAGCGCGAACTGATAGCTTTGCGCCGTTGTCGCATTTTGCGTAACCGTTTTACGCACTATGTCACCGTCGCTAATGGCCTGCCCCGTTTTAACTTGCTCGCTCAACACCACTGGCAACAAGTTTTGTTGTACTGCGGCAACGGCTAGATTCTTGTTGCTACTCGCGGCAGTTAACTTACTCACGCCGTGAAACGTTAACGGGCTGGCTTCGTTGGTTAATCGCAGTTTAGTGCAGTTAGATGTTGAATTAATCGTAACGTTATATTCAGGTGTCGCAAAATCGATTGGTGGGTCAAATACAATATTGCCTTCACTGTTACCTGGTGCATTAGTATCGGTCACCATGCAGTAATGTATCTTGCGCGGCCAGTCGGCATCTTCAACGCCTGGGTACTCAACAGCAATCGCAATCACTTGGCCAACACGCAAACTGGTAGTTTTGCGATATTCTTTGCCGTCAAAGATGTATGTTGACTGTAAATACTCGCGGCTAAAGCTGTTTTGATTAGGTAAGAAGCCTGGTGCGCCTTGACGGATTAATGATCCTGCAGTCACCGACGACTCTAATATTTCTTTCATTTCGACCATGCGGTCTTCGTCATCGAATGCATCGGCCTCAACCAATAACATAGACACGAGCGGGTCGGTGGGTGGCTGACTAATAAACACATGAGCATCAAGCAAGGTGCCTGTGTCTGCGGTGTCTAACGCTGGATAGCATTTAACAATATCGAGTGATGATTGCGCGTGGTCGATATCAGAAATAGCAGTAAACAACTCATTCAACTTGCCGGACTCGACGGCGTTACGGGTGCGCTGTCCACCTGCATCGTCACTGGTACCCAACAGTTCGGGTTTAAATATCTTTAAATTATTACGGGTAATGCTCATGGGCCACCTGTGTTTATCAATAAGCGAGAAAGAGTTACAGCGTTAAAAATCGTAATACCACGTTCGTCAGTAACGGATAACCGCCCAATAGGTCGTCAACATCATCACCCGTGATCACACTGGTCTGGGTGTTATCCCACATCACATTAATGTCACTGCCGTCATGGTTTATCGTAAATTCGGTGAGTGTATTTGCTGCGTGGGCTTGCAGTTGTTCAAACTCACTGCGGAGCATCCAACCGTTTTTACTGCCAAGCTCTAACGTAATGCCTGCGGGTATGACTGTTTGTTGAATATGCGGGGCACCGTTAAGGGCCCGTTTCATATTGGCCGATACTCGCTGGGTGTTATTGCGGTTAAGCCAGTGCAATGGCTCGGTCAACACAATGGTGTCGATAGTGGTGTTATACATAGCGCCTCCTACTCTTTAATGTGCCTAACGTTGCCAAGCCAAACTAACCACCTACCGATTGCAGGCGCTTAATTTCAGCCACCAATTCATTCACAATGCTGCGCTTGGCTTGCGCATCAAATGTGCTGTTACCCACTTGCAGCTGCAATACCACAGTGTCGCTGCTGGTTGCGGCGGCAGTTGGGGTCGTGCTTGACTGGGTTTGAGTGGTCACATTGGTTTGCACCGAACTGGCTGCAGTGGTTTGTTGTTTAGCGGTTGCAGCATCGCTAATGGCTTGCTTTTCGCTAGCGTCTTGCTGGGCTTTTATTTCGGCGGTGCGGTAAGCGTAAACTTTGTTTAGCGTTTTTTCGGCTTCTTTCAATTGAGTGATTAACGACTTGTCGCCTGTTGTTTCTGCGGCGGCTAACTGGGCTTTAATATCTGCAAGCTCTTGCTGATAGCGGCGCTTTTCGATTTCGTCTTGACGACCTAAGTAGCCGTCTAGTTCATCTTGCAAGGTATCAAGTGTTGATTGAGCACTGTCGCGCAACGAGTCCATGCTTGATTTAGCTGAATCAATAGCGCTGCGCAGCACACCCAAGTCTTGATCATTCATCAAGTTCATTGAGTTAGCCGCACGTTCGGCGCTATTGATTAAACCAAGGTTGCCACTTTCGGCAGCATTGAGTGCATCAACCATTTTTAACAGTTCGATGCGCTGACCATAATAGGCTACTTGCGCTTGCTTACCTGCAATTTCGGCGTTACGGGCAAAATTACTAATGCCGGTAAAATCGATTGACTTAGCTTGCACATCGAGCAGATCACCAATCTCACCACGTAGATTTTTGTAAACCTGAATGGTTTTTTCTAGCTCACTGCTTGAGTCGGTTAACTGTCGTTGGCCATAAAGTATCGACTTAAAGTAAGCCACTGCACCGGTGCTTAGTTCAGCAACTTCAGCTGTAACACTTTTCAAATAATCGGTAAAAAACTGAGCCACACTTGCAAGTGCAGATCCTGCTTGCTGCGAACTTTTAACAACCACTCCCATGGTATTTTCCATGGTAGTGCCAATGCCTTCGTTCGCGTTTTTAACTTGTTTATCTGTCTCTTCGCTGTCATTGCCTAAGCCAACTTGCACATCTCTCAAACGACGATATTGTTCTATTAGTGAATCAATATTATCAGCTAACCCAAGGTTGGCCGCTTGTTGGCGAATGCTGGCCTCAACTTGCTTATCACCGGCAACGGCGGCTTTTATCGATGCTTCAGCGTATTTTAAAAATGCCTGGTTAAGTTCATTGGTAGATGCAACACCATCAGCAGCACCTTGTTTAACTTCTTCATACGTCGCTTTGGCTGCTGCGGCCTGTTCGCGTAATACCGTGACAGTGGTAATGCCAGCTTTAGACATTGCCAGCTCAAACTCTTTGATTTTGGCAGTTTGTTCGTCGGTAGCATCACCTTGGTTTTGCTGTGCATCTACCACTTTTTCAGCGGCATCAGTCTGCACTTTAGCGCTTTTAGTCGCTGCCTCGCCTGCAGCTTTATAAGCAGTAGTAGTGGATTTTTCGACTCCATCAGACATTTGTTGCCAAGCTGCATCAATATCTTTGCTGTCTTGCTCAATTTGCTGTTTGTAACCTTCAGCAATCGCTTTAACTGCGCCAGACGCCTGCCGAATTGAGGCTGCTAATTCATCACCACCTAGTTTTTCAATCATAAATGCATAAGCATCAATGACAGTTGCGAACGATGACGTAGCAACCAATGCAATCGCAGATAACCCTGCGGTAATACTGTTCCAAACAAGTTTAAGTGAACCGCTTATGAAGTTTAACGCCCGAGCAAAGGCGGCAATATTCTCAAGTGTTGCGGTAATGCTGGCGCCACCATCGCGGATCATGGTGGTAAAAAAGTCGCTAATGTCTTGCGCGGCCTGTTTGATTTGGCCGTTTTTATTCAGTTCATCAAACTTATCATTTAACGATTGAATAAAATCAACCGCTACCTGGTACGCACCAGAATCAGCAATAATGGTTTTAAACTCGGTCCATTTGTTGGACATCAAGTTAACTTGACCACTTAAGCGTTCAAGGCTTTTAGATGCTTGGCCATTGGCTTGCTTGCCCATTTCGGTAAACAGCTGCTGCATAACATCGCGGCCAAGCTGCCCCGCTTCACTCATCTTTTGCAATTGAACTGCATTTTTACCGGTGACTTGTTCGAGTAAGTCCCAAACAGGTATACCCCGTTCAACTAATTGCAGTATTTCTTCACCCTGCAGTTTTTGTTTAGCCCATGCTTGGCCAACACCAAGAATAATACCCTCAAGCTTTTCTTGGCTGCCACCTAACTTAGCGTTGTAATCGACCATGGCTTGTAAGCTGCCATTCATTGGGTCGATGCCGAATGTTTTTAACGATGCAAAGGCTTGTTTAGCCGAATCTAAACGGGTGCCGGTATTGTTAGCAAAATCTTTAATCCATTGGGTTGCCTGCTCACCACTGGCAATACTGCCCATCATGGCAGTCATTTGCGCACTGAACGCCGCAGCGTCATCGCCGGCTGTCAGTACCGACTTTAGGCTTTCCCACAGTTTATCAACACCAATATAGGCACCGGCCATTGCAACCAGTGACGCAGTCGCGCTTTTGATGCTTCCACCAAAATCACTGGCATCTTTTTTAGACTCGACCAGTAATTTATTGTGCTTAGCAAGCTTGGTGTTAACGCCACCTAATGCGGTCTCGGCTGCGGCTTGCTGTTGCTTTAAGTCTTTACTGGCATCTGCAAGGTTGTCCATGCTGATACCGGCATTTTTTAAGCTGGCGGTATTTTTATCGAGTTCGGTTTTGTTTTTGTTTAGGCCAGTGGCCAGTTTATTTAATTCACTGCGGGCGGTTTTTACATTTAAGGTGTATTCCGCTTTGGTGCGACTGGCTGCATCTGTTGCGGTAGTCGCTTGGAGCAGTTCGCGACGCTGGGCATCTAATGCTGTGGCTAATTCTTTAGCACTGTTTTTAGCGCTGGTTTGCTCGTTGGTTAATTGTTGTAAATCAGTAGTGGCTTTATTGAGTGCCGCGGCTTGCTCTTTACTGGCCGTGGCACCTTGTTGCTGCTCGGTACTGAGTTTTTCAACTTCAACACGGGCTTGTTGTAATTCGGTTTCGTATTTAACTAATGCAGCTTGGGCTTGGTTATATTCCTGTTCTAATTCGTTGGTAGTGCCCTGCGCTTGGTTTTGCGCAGCTTCAAGTTGCTTTAATTCTTTGGCTGCTGCTTTTTGTTGCGCGACTAACTTATCAAGCGCAATAGAATTATCCTTGTACGCCTTTTCACCCTTGGCAATTGATGCGGTTAGATCATCAATCGAGTTGGCTGCGGCTTGTAAATCTTCTAGCTCTTTTAAGCGCGCATTTAAAATTTCGCTTTCTGCCGCTAATTCGGCCACAGCCTTTTCTGACTTCTTGGCTTCGCTCGAAAATAAATCTTTTCCCTGAATGATCAGGTTAATGACTTGGTCTTTAAAACTCATACATCACCAAATTAACGTTACAAAACAAAATAAAAAACCCACATCAATTAATTAAAATGATGTGGGTTGATTGGGGGTATCGTTTACGCTGCGCTACGCACAAAGAACTTAGACTTACCAGTAGCAACAATACTGCTGTCGGCAAGTACGCCGCCTTCGATGTCGAATGAACCGAAGTCGTCGCCAATTAAGTCTAGGCCCGATGTTGGGGTAGGTTTCCAGCGGTAAAACTTAAGCACGCTTGCCTTACCCGTCACGTCGTTAATACCGTCAACGACCACCTTCACTTCTTCGCCAGACTCAACCAGCGCTTGCAGCGCATTACCGGCTTTACTGGTGTAAGTGACTTTAAGTGATTCACCTGCAGTAATGGCACCCGAACTTAATGCGCGAATACCCGCAGCACTGACAATGTAATCGTCATTCACATCGTAAGTCGTACTGCCTGTACTATCGGTAACCACCACCGGAATCTCGGTATCAATCATTTTAGCCGTGTCGGCTAGGCCATCTAGCGCCGCAACAATCGGTTCGGCGGTCACTTCTGCTGCAGTTAACACATCAATTTTACCGCGCAGTGCTAACGCTAAGTTGGCGTTGCTAAAGTCGTTTAGTGTCATGGATAAGTTAACCGATTTAACCACGGTGATTTCAGCAGCATTACCGCCACCACCGCGATAGTTCGGCTGCTCTTTGGTTTCTTGCTCGATTGAGATATTCACGCCACTGGCGTTACCCACATCGCGGCCGTTGACATACACGATGCCCGAACCGATGTAGCTCTCTACTACTGTCTCGCTCATAGTTTTTCTCCGAATGGTACTGTATGAATTAAGGTTAAAGTGATGACCGCTAATCCATGTTTTTCATGGGCTTCGGGCATAATGTATTTACACGCCTCTGACTCTTTAAACGTAATAGCTTTGGGTAGCCATGACGGTTTTTCGGTATTACGTTCGTCTTTAAAGAATGCGCAGCGAATGTCGCGAACCAAATTGATTAGCTCAGCTGTGGGAGTGGTCGATTTGCTTAAGTTGATACCGGCAACAACTTGCAATGCGAGATCGTCGCGGTAAGGGTTGATGCCGTTTTTAGCGCCGAATAAATCGGTATAAGGTTGCAAAAAAATAAACTGTGATTCTCTTGCAAGGCCTTGGGCATAAAAGCCTTCGCGCACCACTGCACCGTCAACCAATGCAAGTCGGTTTAAAATGGTTTGGATCATGGGGAACCTCTAAACAGGAATGTAACTACTTAGCGTATTGGCCATATTTTTTACGCAGATGGGCGATAATGGGTGGCTGTAAATCGTCACGCATATACCCAAAGCTGCCTGCCACTGAAGGGCCGTATAACGCTTTTTGTCCATTCAAGCTGCGCCAAGAGTTGTCACCCTTTTTGCGACTGAACATTAATTGATTGCCGTTGCGACCTATGACGGTAAACGCACCACTAAACAACACAGGCTTATTGCGAATAACGTTTATGCTAAAGCCACCGGCTACCCTTGCCGAACGCTTCCCCACCTTGTAACGTGGACTTGCAAAACGGGTTAACGATGATGCACGCATCCTTGCGCTAACCGACGCGGTTAGGGTTTTTGGGTTAATGCTGACACTGAAATGTTGTTCAACATACGACTTAGACTTAAAGCCGTACTTGTTAAATATGGCGTCCACTGCCAGTTGTTGACCAAATTTAGCCGCATCATCTATGGCACTATTAATGGCGGGTGATTGCGCATCACGCATGCGTTTAAGCTCGCGATCAACCGCGTCAAAGCCTGTACTGTTTAATGCCATAACAACACCTACATTTGTAAATACACATAGGTCACACAAACCGAATCGGTGCTAACCCGTTGGGTTAACCGGCACTCGGTAGCATCTATAGTGAATACATCGCCAGAACTAATATCACCCTCACTCAGTAGAAACTCAGCACGCATGATTAACTCTGGCATGTACTCATTAGACGATGCGGCGATCTCACTGCCGTTATCGTCTAATGATACTAAACGAGTGTAGGATGCTGCCCCATTGTTTGGGGCAAACTCGCACGGGTCTGCCAATTTACGGAACAGCCGCGCTATTTTGGCATTTACTCGGTCAGCAAATACCGATGCCAAGCTAGGCATTGATTTTTACCCAAACAGTAAGGCTTGGGTTACCTGCTGCCGCCCAAGCTTTACCCGCTAAGGTGTTGCCCGATGCCGTTGAGGTAATGGTGCCATCTGCTTTAAGGTAAACTTGCGCGCCTTGGCCAATGTCATCGGCTTCGACTTTAGGCAGTTCATACACACCTTCGGCTGCACCCACACCAGGTTCACCAACTGCGACCGCACCCAAAGACACGACAACTACTTTACCCAACAATACTGGCTCACCACTGGCGACAGCCGCAGTGGCGATAAAGTCGATGGTATTACCATCTGATACACAATTTTTCATAATTCATTCCCGATAAGAATTGCTGATTGTTAAAAGCCGGACATTAAAAAGGCCGCTACTTAATAAAAGTTAGCGGCCCTTTTGTTGCAAAAGGCATGAGGTTTACGATTGAGTTACACACCCGTTGATTTAACTAACCCACGGTGATCAAGCGGTGCTACACCGGCATCAATACGCACTTTGGTTGCAACACCGTCAATGGTGAAACCTTGTTGCTGTTCAATGTAAGGCGTGTCGATACCATCAAGGTAAGCCACTTCAATGGTGTCGCGCCCTTTACCAGCGCCAAGGAACCATTGTTTATCGCTGCTATCATCTAAACGAGGCTCAGCAATGACTTCAGCAAAGTTTTGGATAGGGTTAGCAATACCCGCATTAACATCGGCGCCTTTAACTGAACTAGATTTGATGATCTGATTCATTGTGGTTTCGAGCCCTACAGGGCACAACACAAATTCAGGACGAATATTTAAACTACGATTACCCGATTTTTGCTTACGCATTAACATGCGGTTAGCATCAAGTGCCGCTACGCTTGGCGCACCAGAACCTAAGTTACCGTGGTCGGCATGGAACAAGGCTTTTCCGTCTGCCATTTTTGGGTTTTGCGTAAGAACCGCATAAACCAAATCACCAATGGTGCCTTTAGCTGCAAAGCCCATTTTCATTGGAATGTCAGTTAGCATGCTCATATCATCATTGATAATTGCTTGGCGAGTAATAGAGAAAAGCTCACCATAGGTAGCTAAGGCAATTTGTTGTGCATGATCACCAACTGTCACGTACTTATACTCAGCACCTTCGCGCACTTGACGCAAGCTGTTGAAGTCACCTAAACCAACACGTTGGGCAATTTTAAAATCACCTAACTGACCTTTTTTGGTCCAGCGTTCAAAGGTTTCTTCTGCGGTTTCCCAACCCATTAATACTGACTTATTAGCGATATCTAACAAGATGTTGCCAAAGTCAGATGATGAATGAGTAAACGCTAACCCCACCATTTGCAAAGGGTTCATGCCAGACACCCCAATACCACGATCCGTTAATGAGGCACGGGCAAGATCGCGCAAGTTATAACTAGCATAAGCATTTGATGCCTCACGCTCTGCGTGCCCTGCACGGGTTAATAGCTGAGCACGAATTGAGTCGCCAACGATGTTACCGTTGCTCGAGTGAATCGTCGTGCGAGGCAACACAGCACACGGCGTGGTGTTTTCACCCAACTTAGCCAAAATCATATCTTTGGCTTTATCTGCGTCAATATCATCATTGGCAATACAGCTGTTTTTTAACTCCGCTAGTAGGGGAAGAAGCTAAATGCAGCGTTAATACCGTCGATACGCGCCTTGTTCATTGCCTTAGCCGCAGCTTGAATATCAGCTTGCGACGGTGCCGCGGGTGCTGGTACCGATGCGGCTGGGGTATTGACGGCTGGCGCAGGCGTATTAGTTGCACCAGGTACATTACCCTGTGGTGCAAACAGGTTTTTTAGAGCTTCAGGCATATTAGTAAAGTCCTTGAGTCTTTTTGAGTTAAGCGAAGCCGCCATTTGCAGCGGTTCAGTGAGGGTGTTGGCGAAACCTTTTTCAACCGCTTCGCGGCCAGTTAGCCATGTTTCAGCCGCCAAAAGCGTATGTAGCTCATCTTCTGGCAAACCTGTTTTTTGTTGATAAGCACCAACTAAGTTACCTTCGACTTTATCGAGTAAGTCGGCATATTTGCGCATATCCTCTGCGTCACCCAATGTGCCGCCCCATGGTTTATGCACCATCATCATGGCGTTTTCTGGCATGATGACTTCATCAAAAGCCATGGCAATCACACTGGCCATTGATGCGGCTAGTCCGTCGATATGACAAACCTTGTGCGCTGGATGGCCTTTAATCATGTTGTAAATAGCCATGCCTTCAAACACATCACCACCTGGTGAATGAATCCGCGCCGTTAAGGTGCCGATTTTTCCTAATGCTTGTAAGTCACTGGCGAACTGACGGGCACTAATGCCCCAGCCCCCAATTTCGTCATAAATCATTAATTCGGCATTACCGTTTTGCGCCTTTAAGCTATACCAGCTTTTATCGGGCTTATTGGTCGGCGTCAGGGTCAGGCTTGCTTGTGGTGCGAACAACATTGCTGCGGCCACGGCCGCCTGATGCATTAGCGTCTTTTTCACTTGGGGTTACTCCGTTTTGTGGCTCTGGGTCGTTACCCGTGACCATGTCGTTTTCGCGGTTAAACTTCACCTCACGTTGACGTTGTCGTTTAACTTCGCTTGGGTTACGGCCACGAGCTCGCGCCCAGTCAGCCTCGGTTGCGGCATTACCGGCTATCATCATTTCCCAACCTTGGGATTCTTTGCGGGGGTCAATCCATGGCATTGTTGGACCGTAATACACCGCATCAAACAAGGTGCGGGTGTCTAGGTCTGGCGGCAGGGTTATAGGGTCTTGCTTGTTCATTAACTCCATTTCCAACCAGTTACGAAACGCAGGTCGTGCCCAACCGGCACAAAACCATTGCTGCATAATGCGGTTCGACTCGTCTTGCTCAACCAGCTCTTGGCGTTGGCTTGAGTAGCTGCCTTGATAATCACGGGCAATACTTGAGTAACTGCCACGGGTACCCGCGGCACAGGCTTTTAACTGGCCATTACGAAAATCAACTAAATGCACGTTAGGGCGGTTTGACTCAATCATGCCGACATCTTCACCGACAGCGAGATCATCAAAGGTCATGCCTGGTGCAATGTTTATTTCGCGGTCAGCTTTGGCATCACCATCTAGGCCAAACATACTGGCGTCACCGCGTTTGATATAAAACGCTAACGCTGCAGCAATACGGGCTGCGACTCGTTCGGATTCTTCATAGTCTTTAATGTCGCCAAGGCGGGTTAAAATGCCGTGAAAAATACTGATACCGCGCAGCTGATGCAAACGCTTAAACATGCCAAGGTGCAGCATGTTACTTGCGGGTACCATTTTAGTTTTGTAGCGAAAGCCTATTTGGTCAGACGGGTGATCAAACAAAACATGGTAATTAACCACCTGCCCCCAACCATTAACCTCTAATCCTTGACGAACGCGGGTTGATACATCGTTAAGTTCAAACGGAATGAAATCAGGTTCTAACGCTTCAATGCTGTATTGGGTACCTTGCGGGTTGGGATGACCAAACTTAGCAACCTTGCCACGCACTTGCTGGCCGAATACTTCACCGTCACGCAATGCGGTACGTAACACTAAGCGTTCAAGCTCTGGCCGTGTGTAGCGCCCTGTTACGTCTGGCTTTAATGACCATGCTGCAAAACGTCGCTGAATGTCGTTGGCGAGTTCGTCGAGGATTTCACCACTGATACTGCGGGGTTGTGGCTCAACCACAATACCTTGGGCACCAATTACCCGTTCTTCCATGCGGTCTAAAATGCCAATGCTGAGGTCGTGATTTTCGTCTAACCAACGCGCTTGTTCACGCAGGCTTTTACCTGCTGCAAATACCGCTTGATTGGCACCTCGCCCCTCTTTGTTGGCTTTATGAGTTCGGCTTGGGCTGGCAGCTTCGTAACCTTTAAGGTTGCGATAACTCATTGCCGCCGCCTGTCGTTTTAGCGCCCATCCGGGGGATAAATACGATAGTGCATCGTTAATAATGCTCATATTGAGCCTCTTTTAAAATGAGTCAGGGCGAGCTATTGAATGTGTAACCCAATGGCAACCTGTTTGAAGGTTCGTCTTTGCAATCGTTACAGCACGTTTATCAGTATCGGAATCAGCCTCAAGCTTATTGATAAAAGCCCGCATCTCTTCAGCCAACTTTTTACCTTCATTCATCAAATCAATTTCTTGCTGACTTAAATCACGATAGCCTTTGATTTTTTTATGTTGGTTATCCATATTGATTCCTAATTAAATCGGGCGAGTGTGGTGCCCCGCGGGCGGGTGTACATGCTTAGGGTGCGCTGCCATTCAATGCGGCCTTTGCGAATTTGTTCTAGGTCTTCTGTACTCATCATTTTGCCGTTGATGCTAACGGACTTACCCGCTAGTACATCTTTTTCGGCTTCGATATACAGCGCGACCATGTCTGCCGCTTGTTGCTTTGACATTACAGCCAGCCTCCTGATTTAGCCGAACCACCATTTAACCAGTTATTGGCTTGGCTCTTTTTCGGTTTTTTGGGTTGTGGGGATGTTTCGGTTGATGCTTCGTTTTGGGTGTCGGTTGTTATCACTTCACTGAGTGATTCGAGATTAATTCCGAATCTATCAATGGCGATATACAGTGCAGCCAAGGCATACACAAAACAGTCGAGTGCTTCGTTACGTCTACCCCCTGCGTCCCATCGGTGAACAATGCGGCCGTCACGCCTTGTGGGCATTTTGCGTTCAGACGTTAACTGTTGCAGTTCGGTGTCATCACACACGTTGTCGTTCATAGGCAAATGAATTGCCCCAGCGGTGCGAGTATCAACACTGGGTTGAGTACGCATCATGGACATGATCAACTCTTTGGCGTTGTCGGTACCCACTTCTGTTAAATACACGCCTTTGTTGGTCCGCTTACGGGGGAAATTAGCGATTGGCTTGCCATACGTATTGGCACCTTTAACAGGTACCACGCGGAACAAACCAAGCTTTTTACTCATTGAGTAAACCGTATCTGTGTAATGGCCGCCCGAGTCCCATCCTGTGGTACCAATGCTCAACACAATGCCGTCGTTACGGGGGTAACTTTGGTTTAAGCGCAGCGCGACTTTATCGAGCAGCACTTGGCTGGCTGGGTCGCCATACACAATAAACCTATCGATTAAGGCGCACTCTTTACCTGCCCCCCATCCCCAAACGCGGCCTTCGTAGCGGTCGTCTTGGGTATCAACACCCGCGGTGACATACACAACCCAATCGGGCATTTTGCCGTTGGGGTACATTTCACGCCTGCGGCCTAAGTCTTCCCACTCAATGCGTTCGCCGTTGTCGTTGTCCCATGGCTGGCCCAATTTGGTGTTAACAAAGGTTTGTAACTTTTCTTTGTCGCCTTTGGCTTTGTAAAATTCGGTAACTAACTTGGCCCAACTGTTAAGGGTGTTATAGGCCGACCAGATGTAAATCGAGATATTTTCGGGTGTTAAAAAGTCGTCGCCGTCTTTGTCGAAAAACGAAATAAAGTCTGAGGTGTACACGCCCGTTTTATCGCATATCCATAAAGCGCTTGGGTGTTCTTCCATGTCGTGCAGTTGATTGTTTTCAATGCAGCAACCGCAGTGCTCGCACACGTAATAAGCTGTTTTTGGGTCGCTGCCTTGCCACTTAATACCAAAGGGTTCAGTTTTACCGCCCCACTTTAAATGCTGCCGTTCGTCGCAATGTGGGCATGGCAAGTTAAATCTAAATTGGTACTGGCTTTCGCTACAGGCCTTTTCAATTTGGCAGGTACCTAATACTTTAGGCGTTGAACCCCGTATCGATTTAGGAAACAACGACAGTTCAACACGGGTGTCACCTAACGATGTGGCATTACCTTCGTGTTCGATTGACTCATCAAAACCGGCTAACTCATCGTAAATAACATCATCGGTTGATATTTCACGGTAGTTAGCCGCGGCAGTACCACCCCGCACCATTAAGGTTTTACCATTGGTAAAAATTTTATCTTCTAAGGTACTGTCTTTATGTTTGCGACCAATCCACGGCGCTAAGGCTTTCCAAATCGGCATGTCACGTATTGCCGTTTCAACGTGTTTTTTCATAAACGTTTTGGCGGCACCGTCACGCGGCTGGTATATCAACACGTTACGTTTTTTGTGTTCTATCTTGTAACCCGCATTGGCCATCAGCATTTTGGTGTAACCCACACGCGCAGACTTCATAATGTTCAGCGTGGTGATTTGGTCGTTACCCATGGCATTTAATATACCGATTTGAAACGGTAGGCTTTCCCATTTACCTTCGGTGTACGATGATTCCGACGACATATAAAAATGTGTATCGGCGTATTCACTACAGGTTAATACAGGTGGGCGATAAAACGATTTAAGACCAGCAGATACAGCGGCTTTCAGATTATTAATCTGTGCTGCTGATATACTCATCTAATAAATCCTCAATGCCGTTGGCCAGTTCAGCGGCGGTGTTTTGGCTTTTAATTACTTCTGCACGAATAGCGTCTATGGTTCGTTCTGGCATGTCGGGGAATTTACGTTTTACACGAATGTGTATTTGGTCCAGCACTGGCGATATTTGCGCAGCTATGCGACTAAGTACGAACGAACAAAACATGACCTCGACCACTTCTTTGCGGTCTTTTTCGTTTTTAAGCTCTTGGCCGTCGGCTTGCGCTTTGGTCAAGCGGTAACGTTCAAAGTCGATGTTTGGTTTGTCGTTATCATCAGGCGTTGGATTGCTTACATGTTTTTTGCGCTCGTTGGCTACGCGATTGCCCACCACGTCGGCCATGGTGTATAAGCACTCACGGCCTTTTTTGCTGGTGATCGGCACATCCCACTTGTCGAACGCTTGGGTACTAATGCCCAAACTTTTACAAAGATCAGTTTTGTTCAGTAGCACTGGCTCGGCTTCGGGTGTAGGAATACGTGCCATTAGCTAGTCCTGTTGCATATCATCCAGCACATGGCTGCAGCGTTCTTCTTCAATGTGTTGCAATTGTTTGGTGAGCAATTGTGCTTGCAACGTTTGTATGTGGTTTTCACGCTGGCTCTTACGGGCCTGATAAAACCAGTTAACCAGTGCGGTAGCAATGGCACACAATACTCCAACTAAAACACCAATATCCATATCGTTCACATAACTGCCAGCTGCGGTGAAAAACGAGGCGATGTAAGACAATAACGATGTAAGTTTTGCACTTAGGTCAGTCGTTATGCTCATATTGCTGCCGCCATTTTTGTAGGCGCAGCATGTTTGCATTACAAGTTGCTAGCGCATTAGTTTGAGTAAGTGAGTGTTTAAGTAAATCAATATTGGTGGTACCAACAAAATCAGGGGTACTGCATTGCACTAACCAATCAGGGGATGGCAACACATACACCGTTTGGGTTTGGGTCACCACTTTGACAATCGGTTTGCTTGAGCAGCTGCAAAGCATCAGTAGGCAACAAAGCGTTAGCCCAATCTTTTGTCGGTCCATCTGGTGAGTCCTTAATGAGATTGGCTTGAGTGATTCGGCTTTCATGTGTTGCTTGCAAGTCTATAACCTGTTTTCGATGCGCGGCATTAAGCTCGGTAATTACTCGGTAATCACGTTCAAGCGTTTTGATGCGTGCAGCTTGGTTGTCGTGGCTGCTTAATAGTGCTTCGACACTCACTTGCGATTGCAGTAAGTCATGCGTTAACGATGCGTTCTTGGCTTTAAGTGAGTTCATACCCAATGCGCCAAAACCAATTAACGTGGCTAAAATGATGACAATGCATAACAGCACTGTGGTTTTTAAGTCGTTAAACATTACAAGTCCTTTAAACAATAACGCCGCTTTTATTGCGGCGTTCCAAGTGAGTTAACGCATTGCCTGTGCCGGTCTTGCGCTCGGGTCCACACGCCGTAACAACGTTTATTATTGGGTGTTGAGCAGTCATAACCCGCAACCGTTCGATATTGCAGCAATAACAACGCATCACACGCTTGGCGATATTCGCCATCGAGCAAGTGAGTTCGCATTGGTGACTTGAGCCATCGACCTATGCCATATTGATACAGCCAATCGATATATAAATCATATTCAGCTTGCGACAACTCAGCACCCGCTAAACTTTTACGAAATCGGGTTTCATCTTTAGAGATATGCGCTTTAGCAATTTTAAGGGCATTAACGGGAGTAACCGACTCGCCCAACGTGACGGGGCTACCATTGGCATGATAAGTAGAACCAAAACCGACTGTTGGCCGATCACCTTTTACGGGAATGGTAGCGGTTGGCGCAAAACCTTCGGAAATAACTAAACCGATAAAGGCTGCAGCTGAAAGGCTAAGCCCTGCCACTGTCATTCTTTTAGCCATAGTGATCTCCAAATATAAATGTATTGATAGCTATTGGTGCATTAACGGGGCGCAAACCCGAACTACGTCATGCCGTTATCACTTACGTGAAAGCGCGGCAACTTTTCGCTGACTATGTTGCAAAGCGAACTGCTCAAAATGATTAAGCGTGCGAGCATTCACGATGACGGCTAAAAGTGTTCTTCACCCGTCAAACCAATTAATGCTATTTCATGATCAATGCCCTGCTGGTAAACAATGTGTAATCCAAGCTTGTGCGCTAATGCATGTTCAGCCCTAGCCCCGTGAGATTGTTCCCAACCATCGAGCATGTAAATCATGTCGGCACACATCAACATGGTTAACCCAATCTGCATGTATTCTGGTTCAGACAAACCCGCTGGCAAAGTGGCTGGGTTAAGCACAATGTGCGTTAACGACTTTTGCACTTGTGCAGCCAAGTTAAATGCGTGCCGATTACAATCTGGCAAACCAGACATTGGCCCAGCGATATACACCTTTTTACGGATCATGTGTTCACCAAATAACATGCAAAAAAAATGGGCTCCAATACAGGAGCCCAACGGCGAGGATGTAAGCAAAGAGAAACGAGAGAGGAAGCAAAGCCAGTTACGCAGTGGTATCAAGCTTATATAAATATACCCCGTTTCAAGGACCACAAACACGCCATATGTGTCGTGTTTTACGCCACATATGGCGTTGGGCGAATTGAATTTGTGTGGTATGTAAAACCGATAATTTCTAGATTTAATTTAAAAGTTATCGGTTTAATGAGTTTCCGCATATAAGAGTTGGTGCAATAATCTACAGCCAACTTACTTATAGGCAAAAAGGGTTAGCCACTAGGCTTTAACACTCTGAAATCATATTGTGTTAACTATAGTGAATGAGATTAACACCTAAATCAGGTGCGCCGTAGGGCGTCACCTGGATTTTATTGCAAGCTCAAATTAGGATCCTTAATCAATGCAGAGGTTTCTTTCCTTGTGCCTCATTCCACTTAAAATCTTGGTGCATAGTGCTAAAAAAAACATAGCATTTTTGCTGAAATGATTGTTCTGCAACAGCTCGAATAATGCTTAAGAACTTTGAAACTGCACTCACTGGCACTAGGCCATCGTTAGGGAAATTAGATAAACAAATTCGTCCTCCTTTCCCCTCATCAAAAAACCATTTTTCAGCAAATTTAAATTCTTCTTGAGGAGATAAACCTTTTGGAAAATCAATGCCAATGACAATATCGACAGACCTAAGATTGAAGTTAGGTACTAAATCTAAGAATTCATTATATGAGTTTTTTTCATTTTCCTTATCAACAGCCTTGAATATGAGAGATGCATAATCTTGAATGTGTGGTTCAATTTCTTCACAGAAGATTTTGATGCATTTGTTTGAAGAAAGGTTATTCTTTAATTCAAATCTATGTGTTATTTCATATTCTTCTACGTTGACAACAGTCATATTATGCTTCTTATTCTGTTGTTCAGTAGCATCCAGAATTAACTCTCCGGAAAAGCAACCCATTCCATCAAAAGGATTATCTGATACTACATGGATATTTTTCTTATATTTTTCGAAGAATTCGTGATAACTATTATATCCAAAAGACTGTGCAACAATATTTTGTCTTGCTTGAAGTGAACCTAGGCTAGGATCAAGGCTTTTGGACTCTTTTTTAATCTTTTGGAGAGTAGTTTTTGTTGGTGAGTGTTTAATTGCAGTCATGTTTAATTTCCTTCAATCTGAATATTTTGTATTGCCTCGCTCAAAACAAATCAGTCTAAAGAAAAATTAGTCATTATTTACTTTTTAGCAGAATGATTTCGAAAAACCTTATCCATTGCGAGGGGAAGACTCTTCTGCAAAGTCTTCAGCAATTATGCATCTATAGTAAAAGATGTCAAGCATGTTAGATCGGAGAGAGAGGTAATACCTCGCTAATAGACAACCAATTATAGGCTAAAATAAGCGACGAAGAAGCATTGTTGTCCTTGTTTAATTTCTTGATAGGTGACTACAGAAACGTACATACACCAGTGATAACCTCACCAAAAGCACCTTTGTATAAAAATGGTTTTTGGGTGGATTCGTTGTAAGTGTTGATCTCGAGATAATCGACAGTATATTGGTAAATGGTTATTGCTTTGTAACTATTTTCCTTAGGTAATACATCATAAACTTTTGGCATAACCCCAGACATTGTATTTGTAATTTTTTTTCCTGTTATTTGCCCAGATTGTCGATTAACAATAAAGTTACTACCTACATCAGGAGTAACAAAGCCTGCTTTTGTTATCAGTTTTCCAGAGTCATCTAATTTATAGATCTCCTTAACTGTGCAATGAAAGTCATTAATTGCATAAGAAGCACTAGAAAAAATTGTAATAACCATTATGAGTAGAAACTTATACATAACTTTCCTTGTCACCTAACGTTTTAGTATTTATGCGTTGCGCAGTTTGCAAGGCATAAATCGCTTGTTGGACTTGGCCGATGCCTAGTTCAAATTAATTGGCATGCTTCATGCTGTAGGAATTTGCTTTTTTTGATGCTGGCTATGGGCTACAGAGCAGTTTTGAGTCAATTGGTATTGAGTAGTGGGTAAGTTTTTCATTGAAATTCCTTTTCATCGTATCTTTCTATCATACATCTTTAAGCTTTGCTGATTCAATAAGGGTTATAAACTCAATTGAAGCATCTGTTGGCTCCGCGCAGCGGCTTAGTTCAACGCCGCGTTAAGCGGACTAAAATTGTGGGTTAAAATGTGTAGCGAATCAAAACGTAACCCACTGTTTTAATTTCGTTTAAATGCTTTGTCAGTTTGACTTTTTAGACACTTTTTCATAAATAATGGATATCATTTCACACCAATCTAGCAATGCTTTTTCAAATATTACTAATGCCCTATGATTGAATTTTAAAATGTGTTTTTCTGCATCATAGTAAACAACTTTAGATCCTCTTATATTATGCCAACCGGATATACTTAGGTTCAACCTTATCTTATCGAGTGGTTGTTTGTAATTCACAGTAACTTTAAATGATTTTCCAGTGCTTTCTCCTACGAATCGTAATCCTTTTTTATTTATCTTTGTACATTCAGTAATTTCAGGGGTTTTTAGTTCGATATTTCTAAGATTATAAAATAAACCCGTCTTAATGTTTTCAAAAACATGTTTTTCAGCGATTGATTTATCATTATCTGATAAAGGAGTTTCTCCCATATCGCCGTTAAAACACCACTGCATCTCTGGTAACCAAATAGTATAAATCGAACCATTTATGTAAACTCTTAAGAATTCATGATCTCTATTTTCAGCACGATATTGATTCGTAAATAACGTAACTTCATCACAATTAAATACTTTATCAATATTTGCCATATTACAATCAGTGTTTGATTGAGCATGTTGCTTAATAACTGGTACAAAAGGTGTAAATTGAGGATGTATATTTTTAAATACACTTTCATTCTCACTGATTGCAAGTGTTATATGCGGGCACATCCACGAAAGCCATGCAACCGGTTGATTAGAGTAGGTAATGTCACAATAAGAACAACTTAGTGTTTTTAAATTAATACTAAACTCAGAAATACCTTTTACAACTTGGACAAGCATAATCTTCCTTGGCAAACTAACGAGGGTGTAGAATAACTCCAACAGCCAAATTCAATTAAATAACGAGCTCCTGTAATTAACTCTAAGCATTTTTAAAGCATTAGATAATGCATTTGGAACCCATAAAACAGGCTATTTTTCTTAAAAAAGAGTAATTCTACAGCCTCAACGCCGCACTAAGCGGACTAAAATAGTGGGTTAAAATGTGTAGCAAAGCGAAACGTAACCTACTGTTTTAGTTCCGTTTAAGTGCCTTTTTATACAAAATTAACGCTACTCTTCCAATAACGTATCCATTTTCTTTTTCAAGAAATGATTTAATAGCTTTTGACCGCCATCAAATATAGATTTAAAAGGCATGTCCTTAAACTCAGATTTAAGTTTCTCAAAAACTTCTTTATTATTAAGAGTTACTGCGAAATCATGCCCTTTTTGGCTGAGCCTCATAGGAACATCTATGATGTATCGATTATTTTTATTACTGCCAATACCAAGAGATTCGAGGTTATAACATTCTTGTTTTTCATTTGTTATAAGGTCATTATCAATACATAGTTGCATATGAAAAATAAACTTTTCAGTCAGATTATCCTCAACACCGACTTCCACACCTGATTCAATGAGATCTTCATATGTAATATGTGCACTTTCTGAATCCAGAAATGCCGAAAAAAGCGATTTGTAAAATTCAAGGTCAATCTTCATCGAAACTCTCCATGTTTGTATAACGCCCTAATAACAGGCAAAAAATTGTTTGCTAAAATGTTGAGGAACGAAAACAGCAAACTGTTTTTTGTCCTTGTTTATTAGCTTGTTAGTTACCATTTGCACGATACTCTAAGATTCTTTGTTTTGCTAGTTCAAGTGAATTACCTTCCCAGATGTCAACTTTACTACCTTCGGCAGTATAATTATCAAGAAAATTTTGAGCATAATGCCAAGGATGATATTCCCAGCCGTTATTTTCTGCATTAATAGAGTTACGAACCCAGAGATCCCAGATTGCTACTTCAATTGTATTTGATAAATGAAGCTGCTTTTTAACATAAGATTTCCAGTCACCATTAGTTGATTCAAAAAAGCTGGGATGTTTATCATTGAACTCTTTAAGTGCCACTTCCGATTTTTTAGGTAATTTATTCAGAGTGCTAATAACGTAGAGTTCAAAAAAGTAATCTAATGGGCGTTCTTCTTGGTAATAAGGTGCTAATGTCTTCATGACATCACCATATGATTCTGGATATTCAGGCATAATCGGGGGAATGTATTGTTCTTGATTCAATTGGTTTCCCTTATCTAAGGCTTCAGCACTAAAGCCTATAAATGCAAAGACTAAAAATAAAACTCGCAGATTTAGCATATGCTTCCTTTGGTAACTAACAGCTTATTCAACGGCTCGACCGATAAAGCCGCCCGTTTAAGTTATTGATTAATATCATCCTACGTTTTCTATGTCTTTGAAGTAAAGCAATTTAATGGCTATTACACTCAAATAAAAAAATTAAATTGCACGTTAAAAGTGTCAACATCAAATGTAAAAAAATAAACCAAATAATATCAATATATTAGAGCAGCCCTATTTTCTCAACATAATCCTTTAGACTGCTTTTTGTTCACATATTCTTATTATTCCCTCAAAACTCATTATAACTGTACATAAATACAGTGCAGGTCACGTAAAGGGGGAAGTAATGACTGACACAAAATATTTAGCAGCAAACTAAAGCTATGGACACAAAGATTTAAGCGATCAAAAGTTGCGGTTTGAGACGATCAAAAGTTGAGTGAAATTGTGCATCATCAAATGTAGGGTAAAACACCATTAATTCATTAACTTAATAGGTTTATTTTTTAGGTGAAATTGAATAGCAGTGATCAAGACTATAAAACAACAACACAACCCCCTAAATTTTTCATATGTAGTGAAGCACTGCGCTTGTCCCCCCCCGCAGTGCACCGAGCCAGAAGGACCCATAAAAAAGCACAAAGGAGAGCATATGCTCTCCTTTGTGCTATATCACATACTACGACAACTACAGTTGAAGGGTTAGCCGCTGCCTAACCTGCCAAATACTCGTTCTTTACAAACCGACCTTTAGCATGGGTGCCGACGCGGGTTTCGTCTGGATTTATAGAGCGGGGAAACTCAAGCACACTCTTAATTAACAAATCCATTATGACAATACCGTCAATAATGTCAACTGTTTTCAGTTATGAACACTATCTCTTAGCTTTACCGAAAGAACCAATAAGGCAGATCCCTTTGACGAGTTCAGGCCTGTTATTTCCCACAAGTAGATCTCTAGCACACTTTAGTGTAGTTCCTGTTGCGAGTAGATCATCAACTAACAAAACTTTCTTATCAGTGAACTTTCCTGCCATAGCTTTATCATAAACCAAAGGAGGAAATGCCTGTCTATATTTGGTTGGAATTGATTTCATTGGCAATGATCCAAAAAAACCAACCTCTTCCTTTGCCTTTTTTAATCGATACGAGAGACTCTTTTCATCTTCAACAGATAAATCGGCCCGATCTAATAGTTTATATGCATCTTCTATTGTAATTTTTTTAAAGTAATCATTACAAATTGGAGCTTTAAAAATTTTTGCTAGTCTAGTTGCGATAATTGTACTTAAGGGTGAAGATGATGGCATTGGGACAATGAAGTCATATTCGGTATGATAGAGTTTAGTAATATCCATAGTTATACTATTGAAGCTATTACTCAAAAGCTTAATGCTAGTGTAATTAGTTATTAACCCATCTTTCCCTTTCAATGCATAAATAATAGGACAATTATCACCTCGTATACTTTTGGTTTTACGCTTAAGCCTCCTGCTTTTTGCATCAGGAAGTGTTCTTTTAAACACAACGTGAACATTCAGTCCATCAAAGTTTTCTAAAGTGGGATTACCAACAACATCAGTCAACATCCAATCTACAATAGAATGATCGACTGTAACTAAATTACCAGTTATGACTAATCCCAATGTGAACATCCATATGTATGATTCAATAGATTATTATAACTACATTAACGGGATTAGGTCATTAAAATTAATCGATTAGTACAACATAACTATCTCAGACCTTCTCAACCAATAGACATAAGACTTCTTGCTATCGAATCCCATCAAGGCCCACTGCCCTTTGCAGATATAGTGGGCCCTAATGGCCCGTATACATTGTGGTGATAACCGCTCAATCATCACATCGAACTGCCTTACTTCACGTGGGGGCGTTATCTCAACCATTGCCGAACGGCCGTAAACAATCACCTCACCTAACTTGTCGCACTGGCTTCGGTTTGCGAACCCTTGCCCATATTCTTGATAGGCCCAATAGTTACCCCAGCGTGTTAACCCATGACGCAACGCCTTCATGTTCAGCGTCACTTGTTGATGCTGCAGCTGCTGCACATTAATCTTCGCCATCAATCATTGCCCTTATTTCATCAATCCCTAACTTAAACACCTGGGCGCATATTGCCGAAACATCATCAAATGGCACTCTCACATCACCCCGTTCCCAACGCTGATAAGTCCGTTCACTTACCCCATAAATCTCGGCCACTTCGGTCTGAGTTAGCCCGCGAATATTCCTGCCTGTTTTCAAAAAATCAAACCCGCGTAACGCCATTTCGCCCCCAAAAAACTCTAATTGCATATTCTACTAATAATGATGCAGTGATCATCACAGCCACCCACTCGCAGTCAGGGTTTGACCGTTCTCACTTTTCACTGACGATCTAGGCAATATCTCGGGCGCAACAGAAGAAAACCCACGATAAATTAAATATTGATGATATTGCTCTAACGCTTGGCTCATACCCTTATCCAACGTTGACTTAACGTACTTACGCAGCAACACAGGCAAGGCATGATTAAGCAAACGTTCACCAATCATCGTATCGACACCTAAGTCAGCAACAATGGTCCTGAACAATCGACGTAAATCATGACTAGTGAAATGTTTAAAGCGGATTTGAGTGTGCCAATCATGAGCACAACGAATTGAAATAGGGCCAACATTGCCAGGGAACAAAAACGAGCGCTTGCCAACATGCTTCAACTGCCACTTGCGATAATGGTGAATTAACGCCTTAGCCGACTCAGTCATAGGCACCCGATGTTCTTGATTGTTCTTGGCATTGCTTGCGGGGATCACCCAATAATCACCGGTAAACTGCTCCCACCGAGCCAAACGAGTTTCGTTAATGCGAGTGCCAAACATCATCATCAACAAAAACAACATCTGTACAGGCATAGGCACATCAGCTAACTGAGCAAACAACTTAGCCAAATCAGACTCAAACAAGCGAGTATCAACCACATCAGCAACCTTAATTGAATACGTCACTCGATAACCGGCTAACGGATTAGCACTAATCAAACGAAGCTTTGAAGCCGCAGCAAACACAGCCTTAAGCTTATTCACCGCCTCGCGAATGTACTTAGGTGAAAACCCATCAACCAACATCGGTTTAACCAAGCTGCCGTCAATCGTAATAAAACTCACATTAACCAAACGAACATCAGCCAAGCGCGGGTGCAAATGACACTTGATCATCGACTTAACATTGCTGCGCCAACTCTTGCTGTAAGTCGTGTTAGTCGCAATATGCTCCTGGTACCACTCGAGCAAACCACCAACCGAATCAAACTGGCCAGTCACCATGCCGCCAACATTGCGTTTAGCCAACATCACCGGCAAATCAGCACATAACGTTTTAATGCACATGCTTGGCCAAGTGCCTACCTTTTGCCAAACCGTCTTACCGTTTTCATTCAAAACCAAATGAACACTCGCTCGCGTTCGTCCAGCTGCAGCACGTAACCGAATTTCAGGAAACTGCGGATCACGATAATCACGCATCACACCAGCGAGTAACCAACGACGTAATGCCGCATCGTTAAGCTTGCCAACCTCAACACCAGATACCGCCTTTGCCATAATCAGGCCACCAACCTATATTCCCAAGCGGTGCACTTTTCACGGCGGCGCTTTTGCTTAACCGAACTCGGCAACTCGCGCCAACGGGCACTTAACGCGGTTTCGCTATCATGAACACCAAAGCGTTCAAAACATTGTTGCTGAATTTCATACAGGGTTAAAAAACGATTACCATTCAAAACACGACACAAGCGCTCTTTTTGGGTTAACGGTTTATTGCTCATTAGAACCTCCAACTCGCTTACCGCGATAACTTGGCCAACTAAAAAGAACGCCCACGCCAACAGACTCTAAAACACGCCCGTAAGCACGTTCACCTAGTAATTCCTGTAATTCAGACTTTTTAAGATTGGTGATAAACGAAGTCGGCTTCTTGGCATAAAGTCTTTTATCAATAATTCGAGTTAGCCATAACACCTCGTCAACACTGCCGCGCTGCAAACCAAGCTCGTCAATAATCAATAAATCAGGTCTTAGAAAATCGTTTATTAATTTATCTTCTGAAATCGACGGTTCCTTATAGCTTTGACGTACCTTGGCCAACAAATCCATCACGCTCAGCAACACAACAAAATGGTTTTTTGCAACCAGATCATTAACCATTGCACTAGCCAAATGATTCTTACCCGTTCCCGATGTGCCACTAAACAAAAAACCCTTAGCGACAGCCGAATACTCAGTAAACTTTTCGCAATAACGCTTAGCTTTCTCAACCGCCTCAAATTGGTCTTTACGTTCACAAATGTAATTATCAAAATGACAAGACAAAAAGTGAGTGTTCAAGCCTGTCAAATCCATAAGCCTCTTTGTTTTTCGGGCAATATGGTCTTTGTAAGCGGCAGCTTCCGACTTACGTTTTAATTCAGCAATATGTTCACGAGTTGCAGGCTGCACACCAACAGGGGCATTTAAACGGGTTAGCAGTTTCGATAACTCAGAGTTCATGGTTAGCATCATTAAATCTCCATATTAAAATCGTCGGCATAGTCGGAATACTCGTTTACCTGCTCGTTATGAACCGGAATCTGTAAACATTTACGCGGGTTGTTGGTCGCTGGAGCGGGTAACGGGGTTAACCATGTTTTATTACGGATAAATTTAGTGATGCCCAATACAAACTGGCCGTTCGCACTAACACCCCAGCTTGAGTCTCTTTGCGCAGCTTGAGTTAACCAACCAATTGCAGCTTCACAATCCTGCTCTGTTAGTTTTTCAGATTTCCATGCTGTCCAGGCTGATGAATCCGAACCGCCTTTTCTGTGATTTGGGTATTGCTTAAAAAACGCATTAAATGAAGATTTAGCACATATATCTTTTTGTCTTTCTTTTGTATTAATGTCTTTCTTTTGTGGGGGTCTAGATTGACAGGTTTTACTGTCTAAACTGACAGTATCAGAGTCTAAACTGACAGGTTTTACTGTCGGTTTAGACATTCCCTGTTTACTGTCTAGATTGACAGTTTTATTGCTTAGCGGTTTGTTTAACCAATCAGACACCACAGCGTTAACGCCTATTTTCTTGCCTTCTTTTAACAGAATGTTGCGCTTTATTAATGAACCAACAACACGAGAAACATTATTAGGGTCAATCGCAGTCATTTCCTCAATCTGGCTATACGAAATCCAATCAACATGCTTACCAAAGCCGTATGTACGACGCATGATTGAAAACAAAACACGGCTTTCTCTATCACTAAGCTTAGTTAAACAAAGGGTATCAACGAGCGTATTAGACAGCCTTAAATAACCATCATCTAAATCAGCCTTCACAATAGCCCCCTGTTTACTGCAGTTAACTAAACCAGCATCAACAACAGACCTAAACGGCACGATGTTGCTATTTTCGCCATCATTGACGTTATCTGTATATTTTTGTAACATCATCAAACCTCTACGGTATTAACCCCGACCAGTCGCCAAACTTAAGCGGGGTTTCTTATTTCCTAACTATCGGTGTTTCATTTAAAAGAACAGTGTTATCACTTAACTGAGTCATTGCCTGCCCCTTTAAACATAAAACAAAACCCAATAGCTAAAATCACTGCTAAAACCAACCAACCCAACATAAATGACCACATATCAACCCCGCTTACGCATTAACACACTACGCTGTAGGCGTTCATAATCATCACGACAATCTGCATCACAAAAGCGTTCAACCGTCGGTGACTCGCAATAAAAACAACGTCCAGTTAATGGCGGTAAAATCGGTTTCGCCTTGGTCAATTCACTGGTTAAATGCAGTTCAGCAATTTTGTTAGCATCATCAACGTTATCTGCCATAGCTAACCGACCGACTTAAGGTTTGAATCCGATAAGTACGGATAATGGCGTTCAAGCACATCAATAGACATTGACGTTACCCCGCGTGATTCACGTAGTTCACGGTATGCGGTTTCAACTTTATGACGGCTTGGGTTAATCCCTAAACGGATAACAGCCACCTGTGCATCGCAATTTTCTTTAGTTAACGTTGCCGCCATGTCATCTGCACTCAACGACATAGCATCACTCACATGGTCAACAACAACTGTCACGCCAACCATGCCGTAAACATCGTTTAAATACCCAATGCGTAGCTCAACTGGCATAGCTGCCAATATCGCCTGCTCAACATAAAACAAGCGCTCAGGTACCGCGTTTTGGTCAGCGTACTGCCCAAGCCAACGGAAAATCTTTTGCGCATTCACTCGAGCATCGTTGTAAATATCATCCGAATAGGTAAACGCAACGCCTTCTTTAGCCAAAACCGTTGCCAGCTTTAACTCATCAACCGCTTGCACCACCGCAGTTGCCAACGCCGAACGGCTGACTTTGGGTAACTCAAGCCACGTATTAATGGCTTTCATCAATAAATCTAAACGTGATCTTTGTTTCATGCTTTTATCCCTCTATTTTTATATTCTTACTTAAACGTTATTTCGGGTTTGGAAAAACATCACTGAAATTGCATTTAACGTTGTGTAAATTAAATGCGTTAATAATTTTCCAACCCGTATTCAAATCAACACTCCGTTGCCCCAACTCATAATTACCAACAGCGCCTTGCGAAACACCTATGCATTCACCAAGCGCTTTTTGAGTCAAGTTTGCAGCTTTTCTGTATCGTGCAATGTGGTTCATGAAATCCCTCAAGAGAAAATACAACAACACCATTAAACACAAATCGTGTTTAAAAGTAAACACAAAATGAAAAATAAATAATCACAGTTTGTGGTAATATCAACAAAGTACGTTTCGACTTAAACGAGTAGGTAAAATCATGAGTCTTAACCATCGCGTTGGGCAGCACATAAAGCATTTGCGGATAAAAGCCGGAATTAAAAGCCAAGCTAAACTGGCCGAGCTTTGTGGGTGGAAATCTCAATCAAGAGTAGGTAATTACGAAGCGGGAAGTCGAACTGTTAGTCCGGCAGACGCAGAAGTATTGGCTAAAGTGTTAGAAGTGGATCCAGCGGAGATTATTTTTGGGCTCCCAAATGGTAAAAGCCCAAGCATAAAATACCAAGATGAGGCGGCTTTCAGTATTTCAGGTTTTGAGTTCTGGGATAGTGGCACCCCACTCAATGATGATGAAGTAGAGATACCGTTTTATATGGAAGTAGAACTCTCAGCAGGACAAGGCATAGTAGAAATGCCTCATTTTAATGGGCCTAAATTGCGTTTTGCTAAATCTACATTACGCAAATCACATGTAGATCCAACCAACGCAGCATGTGTTCGCGTCAGTGGCAACAGCATGGAACCAGTATTACCTAACGGTTCAACGGTGGGTGTAGACACATCTCAAACCAACGTAATTGATGGCAAAATGTATGCAATCAACCACGATGGTATGTTACGCATTAAAACATTATACAAACTACCAGGTGGCGGTTTACGACTACGCAGCTTCAATTTAGACGAATGGCCAGACGAACGCTTTGAAGGTGATGACCTAAAGCAAATAAAAGTCATTGGCAAAGTATTTTGGTATTCAGTGCTTCTTTAAACTTGGAAGGAAAATAATCTAATCCTGCCAATTTACAACTATTCCATCTTTAATATAGGCGTATCGCATATAAGCACCATCCCCAAAAACCCATTGTTCAGGACCATATGCTGAACGATTTATTTTTTTAGGGTAGCCCCAGCTAAATCGTAACGCTCTAACACGCATACCAACAGCAACCTGCTTATTCTCTATAAGATTATTTTCCCATTCATTAAACTCGCTTGGATTATAAGGTTCAGGCTCATAACTATTATATTTTTTTGAGTTGTCATTTTGTATCACTACATCGACAGTATGTTGGTTTACGCCTTCAGGACATGGTACATCCTGCATCACAAGCTTCCCTTCTACATCACACTTGTAAATTTCAGCATTAGCATCCATAAGGAACGCTAAACACACTAGCAATACCCCCTTTAAAATATGATTCATAAACCCTCCTTAGTTCAGTCCTTATTTATACCAGTATCAAACCTTTAGATCACCTAAAACAAAAAGTACAAAATCAAACACAAAAATAAACACGAATTGTGTTGACACAATAAACACGATTTGTGATTATTAAGCCGTACCCAATAACCGAGGACGGCAAAATGATACTGACAAACACCCCAACAACAGACAAAGAACGCGCTGAACACTTCCACCTTGTCAGCATTCGTTTTGCCTGTTTGCTCACTACCAAACAAGACCCAATGGAATGCCCACGAGTGCAACAGCGCATCGCAAAACTTGAGTGCCAACTCATGGCATGCAACCCAAGCCTGCTATTCATTAAACAGTTTGAAGACCGAGCAGGTGAAATTGGTAGCGAATTAGCCATGCGATACAACCACAACACTGGTCGCATCACGCTATGGCGCAACACGCCTCTTCATCAAAGCGGCACAGTATCCCAACTAAGGACAAGTGTATGAGCGCAGCAACCGAATACTGCGATCGTGAAATAGCCAAGTGCGAAGACATTAAACGTAATTATCCGCAAGAGGCTTGCGTCATGGACCGGATAATCAAAGGCTGGCAACGCGCTAAGCAACAGTTACAACAGCGCATCCAACTCGATGCCAAGGACGCAAAATGAACACAGCATTTTTACTCATGGCGCAATTTAACAAAGCAGTAGTGCCACTAGATCTTATTTGCCAAGAGTATTTCGGCCTATTGCCCAGCACAGCCAAGCACCAAGCCAAAGTGGGTTCGTTACCGGTGCCAGCTTACCGCGCAACAGGCAGCAATAAGGCGCCTTGGCTGGTCAATCTAAGCGACTTAGGTCAGTACCTAGACGACTGCCGAGATAAGGCAAAAATAGACCATATCCACAGCCCTAAATCGGCTTAGACATATTAGTTGGGGGTATCTATGTTTTTTGTATTTGGAGTAAGTGAAACATTAGTGAAAAAAGCAGCAGATAAAAAGTGCAGCAAATTCGTGAATTCATATCCAAACAAACGTGAATTAACACCTGATGAATATCAACAAAAACTGATAATCACCCGTGAAGAACTCTTTAAAAAGATGAAGCCACAAAAGTTAAGTCACAGCTTATCGACCCCAAGCTTGGCTAAGCAGTATTCAGAGTTAACAAAAGCACAAGAAATGTGTCGCGATATAGAAATTAGATACCGAAAACCAACAGGAACCATTAACCCTAAAACTAAAAAAGAAGTTTTGGAATGGGCGACTTACATATGTTGAGAGGAATTAGCATGAAATACCTAATCCAAGGCGGCGAAAGCCTTGAACGCCTGCAGCTGCTATTGCAACTCACCAACATTGAATCACCCGACATAGTGGCCGCATTAAATGACCACTTCGTCACAGGCCACCAAGACACGGTCGCAGCTATTCGAAACAACGTTAAAAAAAGCAATTTATCACGGGCAATAGCGCGATTAGAGCAAGTGGCATTCACGGTTGAACAAATCAAAGAAATCGACTGGGCCAAGTTCAAACCAAGCAAGGTGGCATGATGGAAGTCGTCAGCGAAACAATGCCAGTAGCCAGAAAGCAACATGATTGTATGGCTAGCGAATGGGTAATGAATAGTTATGGTGATTTCAAGTTTACGTTTTCAGAGCTAAGAACTATCGCCAAAGCTAAAAAAAACGGCTTCAAAATTAAACCTGGTCAAAAGTATATCAGACAGTTTAATAGAGATTGCGGTGATGTATGGACTTATACCGCCATACCTAAAATGCATCAAATCTGTATTGACCATGGCATATACGATAACTGTTAAGGAATAGCATAAATGAAAACTAAAGCGGCATTTCAGCATCTTCTCGGACACTATCGCGCCCAAAAAATTGGATTGCCATTGAAGATAAAAAGCGGTGATCAAATTAAAGTAGCCATGTCACTTGGTGCACTTGATTGCCTTTACTGGCAAGCATTGGGCAATGGCCTAACAAACCTGGCAAAAGGTATTGGCAGAACGATTACGCACTCATATCAATATCATCAAGTGAGATTGCCATGTCACACAATAAAAAATACTAAAGAGGCTACATGAACACGTTCAGCACTAAACAAGGCGTAGTTAAGCTATCTGCACCGTTCTTCACACTTATGCACGACCAACAGCAAGGAAGTTTAATGGTCAACAATTATTGGCCACTACAGCACATATAATTTCGGCGTTGTATTTACACAAAATAAAAAAAGCCTAATTCTGTTGTGATCCCAACCTATTAACAATATCAGCAACACACTGATTTATCTCATCGGATTCAACCTCGTTACACACTTTAAAATGTTTCCCTACGTTAATATCCGAGAGAAAATTATAAGGAGGGTTCGCACAAGAATAAAACACAACTGAATTCAATAGTTCATCATTCCAACCCAACAAACCTACATTGGAAATAAATTGATTAACATTACTCGCAAAAGCATCACCCGAAGAGCTTCCAAGAGCCTGTATAATACCGTTATAAATTTCCGTGCCTTCTACTGTTTTCGCCAAAGAATTAACATAAGCTAAACTAAATAAAGCACCGAGTCGGGCACACCCAACATTGTTTGGTTCTGCTTCTGTTGCTGTTACTGTTTCTGTTACAGCGAATGACAAAAACAACATTATGGTTATTACTAAAATTAGTTTATTAAACATATCAATCCTAACTAAAAATTTAACATCTCAATATACTACCTATGTATCAGACACATACATTGATCAACTTCTTAAAAATAAAAGTATCTTCTATTTTTATTAACTCCATTTGCCTTTCTTAACTAATGCACGCAAGGCCTTTATAAGTGATTACACCCAACTTTAAGTTTTTATTGCAGAAAGAAAGCGTTTTTAAGTAAATGAAGCTGCGTCAACCGGCACACTAAAACACAGATTAATTAACCAGTACCACCCTTTCTAAGTAAATTATCAAGAGAATAGGCAAAACCAATTAAATACCCTTTATTATTCTCATGCCTTAAATCGATTGATAACAGTACATCGCTTAACTGAACGGCAAGATCTGGATATTGGCGAACAACCCAACAATAACGCATTCCCATATGCCCACCAATGGAAACCGCATTTTCATAATCGAGAGCATTGGGTAAACACCAAAAATTCATCCCATTATTGTCATAACGTAGAAATGGTAACATTCGATCTATTTGCTCTATGCCCGTCAACTGCTCTAAACTAATCAT